AAATTTATTAAAAAAGAAGAGTACTTGGAAACAATATTTTATGGACGGAAGCCATCGAGTTAGAAGTGCCGGTATAGGCTATACGTATGATAAAAACAAAGATGCTTTTATCGCATTACAGCCATATCCCTCTTGGTCTTTAGATAATCATACTTGGGTTCCACCTGTAGCTCGTCCTGAAAATCTAGAAGCCGAAGGTGGTTCAGGACATTATAGTGTAGACTGGGATGAAGAGAATCAAAGATGGACAGCAAAGAAGTTAGAAAAGGTATTGACAGATAAAAGCTATAGTAAATGGAATTGGAATCCTGTAAACACAACGTGGGAGGCGGCATAAAAAATGTCTTTTGGTTATCAAGTTTTAGGTTTCGGAAGTGGCGGAAATGGTGCTACAGAATATGAGGTTGAATATTTAATCATTGCTGGTGGCGGCGGTGGTGGAAAATATGAAGCTGGTGGCGGCGGTGCTGGAGGAATGCTTACAACTTATCCAGCTGGAGCTGCCGTAACTATCAATGATGATACACAATATACAATAACCATTGGTGCTGGAGGACAAGGTGCTCCTGGACCAGATCCCGGATCTCATAGTAATGGTGGTGATAGTATTGCTTTTAATGGAGACCCCGTAGCCGTACCTACATCAGGTGGCGGATGGGGCGGAGGCGGATCAACTGGCACGCCTTATCATGGTAATCCAGGAGGATCTGGGGGCGGATCACAAGGAAGACAGGCTCCCCCCGGGGATCACGGTAGAGGAATTGGTGTTCCAGGACAAGGAAATCCTGGTGGTGAACAACCTCCTACGGTTTCCCCAATTCATGCTGGTGATTCCGGATGCGGCGGTGGAGGAAAAGCAACTGCAGGTCCAGATCCAGGTGGCGGCGCAGGACCTGGTGGTTTAGGCGAAGAAAATTCAATTTCAGGTTCTCCAGTATATTATGCTGGAGGCGGTGGCGGAGGATCTCATCCACCAGAAGGTGGCCCCGGCCCAGGCGGCATTGGCGGCGGAGGAGCTGGCGGTGGTCCCGGTCCGGCTATAGCAGGTACTGATGCATTAGGCGGTGGAGGCGGTGGAGGCGGCACCAATACCCCATACAGTGGATATCATGCTGGATACCCTGGTGGTACTGGTATTATTGTAGTTAAAGGTCCGGCTGATGTTGCTTTTACAGTGGCACCTCCTACAAATACTACATCAACACATCCTGACGGAGGTAAACTTGCCACTTTTACTGTTACAGGAACTCTTGACGCAGCAGACGCATAATATATTCTAGATTCCTTATGAATTTAGAGCATTATTATTGGTGTTTCCCAAAAGTAGTCCCAGAAAGAATTTGTGATGATATTGTAAAATATGCCCTTTCTATGAAAGATAGAATGGCAGTTACTGGCGGATACACTAGAAAAAAATTAAATCCAGTACAAGTTAAAGATTTAAAAAAGAAAAGAGATTCAAATATTGTTTGGTTAAACGAGCGATGGATTTTAAATGAAATTCAACCCTTTATTGGTCGAGCTAATTTTAATGCAGGTTGGAATTTTCAATGGGACTGGACTGAGGCTTGTCAATTTACTAAGTATTCTAAAGGTCAATATTATGATTGGCATTGTGATTCATGGGCAAAACCTTATGACGATCCAGGTAAGCCAGCTCATGGTAAAAATAGAAAGTTATCAGTAACTCTTTCTTTATCTGATGAAAAAAGTTATAAAGGAGGAGAATTAGAGTTTGATTTTCGAAATGTTGAAAGAGAAAAACAAAAAACAAAAATATGTAAAGAAATTAAATCAAAAGGTTCTTTGGTTGTATTTCCTTCTGAGCATAGAATCAAACCTGTTAAACAAGGTTATCGATATAGTTTAGTGGTATGGAATTTAGGAGACCCTTTTAGATAATGTCATTTAAACACCAGAAGTATAAAGTACTAAGAAAAGTTATTTCTTCTGAACTAATAAAATTTATCTATAATTATTTTCTAAACAAAAGAAAAGTTTCTGAATTTCTTTTTGCCCAAAAATTTATATCTCCTTATACTGAGTACTGGGGGGTATGGACCGACGAACAAGTTCCTAATACCTATGCTCATTATGCCGATATAGTAATGGAGACTTTATTACAAGAGCTTAAAGGAAGAATGGAAAAAGAATCGGGTTATAAATTGTTTGAAACATATTCTTATGCTAGACTTTATAAAACAGGTGATGTTCTTTACCGGCATAAAGATCGTTATTCTTGTGAAGTTTCTACTACAATCAATTTGGGTGGCGACGAATGGCCAATTTATTTAGATGCAACAGGTAAAACAGGTCAAGCGGGTATTAAAATAATATTAAAACCCGGCGATTTACTTATGTACTCTGGTTGCGACATTGAACATTGGCGGGAAGCATTTTCTGGTAAAACCTGTGGTCAAGTTTTTTTACACTATAATGATGCTAAAAAGAAAGAAGCAAAAACAAATAAATATGATCGACGACCTTTTTTAGGATTACCTGCTTTTTTTAAAAGCAGACCTTCTAAAAAATAAGGAAAAGTCAATGTTAATAAAATATGGATTTAATCAAAAAAATTACATTATTTGGTTTTCCCGTCATCAGTACGAAAATTGACAAGAAATCTTATAATAAAGAATCTATTATCTCTACTATAGAAGAAAATTTTAAAATAAATAAAAACAGAAACCGATGGGATAAGAGAAGTATATTACACCATGCATATAATGATTTCTCTAATCCAAAATATAGTAAAGTAAATTTTGATACTCTTATTCCTGTTTATCAAAAGGTTCTTACTGCCGTGTTTGATAGTATGAAACTTCCTTCGGCCTATATTTTTAATTTTAGGATAGTCAACTATACATGCTTATCAGAATCTAATTATATGGCTACTCATCATCATCCTGGGACGGATTTCACAGCGGTGCATTATATCCAATTTGATAGTAAACAGCATACTCCAACTCGATTCGAAAATACTTCACCTCATGCAGAATATATAGAGGATCTAAGGCCAGAACTAATTAAGACATTATCTAGTGAACGCCATTCAGATTCTTGGGCACTTACAGATTGGACTTTAAATGTAGAAGAAGATGATTTTTGTTTTTCGCCGGCTTTTCTCCGACATAGAGTAGATCCTCAAACTTCTAAAAACAAGAATAGGATCACTATTGTTTTAAATATTACTCTTAAAAGAAAAATATCCGAGAAAAATAAAGGAAATAATGATAACTATAAAGGATAACTATTTAAGCGAGAAAGAGTATCAAACAATGTATGACACTATAACAGCTTCAGGTTTTCCCTGGTATTTTGATCCGTATAAGACCTCTCCGGCTGAGAAAAATGATTTAGAATCCTTTCAGTTTATTCATATCTTCTATATGGGAGATATCAAGGAGAACATCATCTCTTCCAGTTTTCCTATTTTAAAACCGATATTGAGTAAATTAAAGCATTTAACGCTGGTTAGAATAAAACTTAATTTAAACCCTTATTCCCAGAAACTGATTGTAGGGTCTTATCACCAAGACCAGGACTATAAGGGCAAAGCGGCTATTTATTATTTAAATACCAATAATGGATATACTCTATTTAAAAAAGGGAATAACAAAGTAAGCTCTGTCAAGAATAGAATGGTGTTTTTTGATACGGATGAATACCACCTGGGTACCAATTCAACTGACTGTAAAAATAGGCTTGTTTTAAACTTTAACTATTTCTAATGAAATAATGATAAAATTTGAGATTAAAAAGAATTTTTTAGATCAAAAAGATTTTGACGTATTTAAAAAAGAAATCTTTTCATCTCGTTTTCCTTGGTATTGGCAAGAACATCAGACTAAACACGATAAAGGATTTTTTTCCCATACTTTTTATTCCCAATATGCCCCCAATTCAGATTTTCATGCAGCTTTCATAACCCCCATAATTAAAAAACTAAACTGCAATATGCTTTCTGATATAAGAGCTAATTGTCTTTTAAAAAATAGCAAGAGATATCTCTCAGAGTTTCATTGTGATAGACCTTATGATTGTACTACAGCTATTTTGTATATGAATACCAATAATGGTTATACATTATTAGGAGAAGACGAAAAAACTAAAATTAAATCAGAAGAAAATAAAATAGTAATATTTAATTCACAGACAAAACATTGTGCTGTGAGTCAGACTGATACCGAGAAAAGAATAGTTATAAACTTTAACTATATTTAAACTAAGAAAATGAAACATTTACAAAATATTTCTATATGACCAGACAGCCGACCTCATTAATAAATAATAACCCGTCTTATAAGTTTTTCTATTGGGGACCACTGCTTTTTAACATAAAATTATATTCCCAAGATTTAGAAGAATTGGTTAAACTTTGTAGTAAAAAATCCAGTTTAGTCAATGACACACTCGCGGGAGTTATTAAACATGAACATTACGTTAGTACTGTAAAATATTATAAAATTATTGAGCCTTATCTAAATTCTTTTCGACGTTGTTATAGACAGTGGTACGGAAAACCTTTAGCCAAAAGGGCACTAATATCGACGGCATGGGTTAACTTTATGGTGGCTGGAGAATTTAATCCTCCTCATATCCACATGGAGTGTGATTTTTCCAGTGTCTTATTTGTCAAAATCCCTGAAAAACTCAAAGAAGAACATAAAAAATTTCAAGGTAGTGGAGGAGGACCCGGTGCAATTACTTTTACTTATGGGGAAACTCAGCGTTACTCTCTTTCCTATAAGCATTTTTTTCCCGAAGAAGGAGACTTTTTTATATTTCCAGCAACCCTCACACATTTTGTTTCTCCTTTTATGTCTAAAGGAGAGAGGATATCCATCGGTGCAAATTTTAAATTCGATTAATTAAGATATGGAAAAAATATTTTTCTTGGTAGGATTGCCTAGAGCAGGTAATACATTATTGGGTTCTCTTTTGAATCAAAATCCAGATATTGCCGTAACCGCCAACAGCGTTACACCAGACATTCTATATAATATATCCCGAGTAAAAGATTTAACTCTCTTTAAAAATTATCCAGATCATAAATCTTTAAATAATATTGCTCCTCATGTTTTTGAGTTATATTACAAGGATTGGAATTACAGATATATAATTGATAGGTCAGTCTGGGGTACGCCCGGTAATTTGAAAATTTTAAAAGAAATACAGAAAGACATTAAAATTATAGTTTTGGTCAGAGATATTATTGAGATCTTGGCTTCGTTTATTCGCTGGTCACATAATTATACTGATACCTTTATCCATAGATATGATGTCAAGAGTGTTGAAGAAAAATGCGATAGACTTATGCAGGAGGCTCCTATTTCAAAAAATCTCATGGCTTTAAATCATTTGTTTCTTCCAGAACACAAGAACTTATATCGCTTAATAGAATACAATGATCTGGTAGAACATCCAAGACGCACCATTGAAGGAATTTATGACTATCTTAAAATCCCTAAATTTAAGCATCATTATGTTAATCTTAGCCAATTTGAAGTTAATGGTATGAAATATGATGATACTATTCTTGTAGAGGGATTACACACCATTAAAACTGACCGAATAAGCAAGTCAAATTATAATGCTTATAATTTGATTCCTAAAAGTATAGTTGAAAAATATAGAAAAGTTAATATTTGGAAGAGTCGAGATATAAATATACAATCACTAAAGAAGAAGGAGAATTTAAAAACTAATGATAATTAAAGCTTATTCCTCTGAGGATATTAAAAATAATAAAAAGCTAATTAAAGATATTAAAATTTATCAAAAAAATTTCCCCTGTTGCAATCGTTTTCCAACTTGCACTCATCCTAACTTTCAAACTGATGCTCGTGTACACTGTTCATTTCCTGAACTAGAATCATCTTATTTTAATAATCTAAAAAAATATTTAAAAGATATTCAATGTTCCACTGATATGGAAAAATATAAAGTATTAGATTTTAAAATGTGGTCTTTTATTTTTAAAGCTAATGAAAAATCCAGCCTGAAGTGGTGCAATAGACGCCTATGGCATCACCACTCCATTACACCATTCAAGGAGGATACTTTGGAAATATCCAGTCTTTCGTATTTAACCGCTACAAAAATTGCAACAATGTTTGATTTAGAATATGTGCAAATTCACTTAAAACCTAAACTCGGAGTGTGGTTTTTTTGGCCTTCTGAGTTGCGACACTGCACTGAAGAAATAAAAATAAACAAAAAAGAACGAGTGATTCTTGCTACTGCAATTATTTTAAAAAAGAAATAATAAAGATATGAAGTCAATAGTTGAAAGATTTTCTAGGAATTTAGCACAGGTAAAATACCCTATCAAAAAAGAGCACTGGAATATTTCGGGTGTTTTAAAAAATAAATCTAATCAGCATTTAAAGTTTGACGTCAGAGGAATGTTTCGATTACCAGAAGGACCTCTAGCCAAGAAAGGTTACACGTCCACCAAGGCAGATAAGATGGTCTTTGAAACCGACAAGGAGTGGGTCATTTTCGATGTTCCCGAGATCCATAAGTATTTAAAGAAGCAACAAACTAAGGTTCTATACTTTGATAAATTAGTAGCTGAATTAGAGTGGAGCATCTCCCTTCCTAAGTAGTTGACCGGCTCATCAGGGTATATTATAAAGGAATTTTAGGAATTTCTATGTTACAAAAAATAGGCTTTTTACCAGGATTCAATAAACAAGTTACCCCTACCGGCGGAGAATTTCAATGGCAAGGAGGGGCTAATGTTCGCTTTCGTTATGGAACTCCAGAGAAAATAGGAGGCTGGGAACAACTCGGGGATGATTCTTTAATAGGAGCAGCCAGAGCTCAACACCACCTTATTAATAATGCGGGAACCAAATACTCTATTATTGGAACTAATCGAATTTTATATGCATATAGTGGAGGAGTGTTTTATGATATTCACCCCATTAAATCCACAACCACTGAAACGAATGCTTTCACAACCACTAATGGATCGGCGACTGTAACGGTTACCACTTCTACCAATTTAGTATTGGAGCCCGGTGATATTGTTTTATTTGATAATTTTACAACCATTACGAATTCTAATTATGTAGCTGCTGATTTTGATGATAAAAAATTTATGGTTACAACAGTTCCAACCAGTACAACCTTTACCATTACCATGACCGCTAATGAAGGAGGCTCGGGAGCTTCCCTATCTGGAGGAATAAGAATTCAAGTATACTATCCTGTGGGTCCAGTCCAACAGGCTGCAGGTCATGGATTTGGAACAGGACAATGGAGTGGTACGGTTTCTATTGCAGCAACATCCACTTTATCGACAGCGTTAGCTGATGATGCAGGTGAGACGACTATTGTTGTTGCTGATTCAACGCAATTTGAAACGTCTGTAAGTGTTTCATCTCCAGGTTATGTTTTAATAGGAACTGAAGAAATTAGTTATACGACTAATACGACGGCAACAAATACTTTAAGTGGTGGCTCAAGAGCTCAACGAGGAACGACACGAGCGGCCCACATTGTTGGAGTCACTGTTAAAG